AACCCATTCAATTCATGTTTAAATCCGCCACTAGTGGGTTAGAAGGACTTGAGCAATGACCCCCATTCTCTATAATGAATTCTTCCGGAACCAAGTGTTGCGGAAGAAGCAGGACCTGGTTAACCCAGTCTTTCATGGCATTAGCGAGATCAGTTTACCGAAGAACAGTTTGCTGCAATACATTCCGAAGAACCCGGCTGAGTACGGTCCCAGTAACAGTGAGGCATTTGTTAGCAACTATCCGGCGGAGGTCTACATTGACTTCGTAACGGACTTGCTGCACCCTGCAATGGGTAATGGTCGTATTGCTCAGCTCGATCTGAAGAAGTCTATCAGTGCTTATCGAGCGGGTCACTACAACTATAACTGGACACGTGACATCAGCACGGTGTACGAGAAAGAGCGTGTACTGGTTGTTCGTAACTACGGTCTGATTCCGCATCGGTTCATTTACCGTGCCAGTCTGTACGTTAACTACGAAAAGTATTACAACCAGATGTTGATGGTAATGGAAGGTATCAACAAGGAGGCCGAGCGAGGGAACCGTCACCAGTTCCTGCGTATTGAACTTCCGCTGAACCTTCCCAGCTTTACCGAGTTGTTCGATGATTATCGTCTGCTCGTTAAAAGCTTTAAAGACGGGCTTCCTGTACTGAGCCCGCAAGTCATCGGTGCTACTAAAGCCGAGAACACTTATTGGTTGTTGGACTTGTTAGGTTGGTTGTTGGGTCAAACTGAATATAGCCTGTTTGGAAAAATCAGTGAAAAGGCTCTGGATAATTTTCACTTTATCTTTACCTACCAAAGCAAGGCCCTGGTCCTCAAGGCTAGCCTGATAAAGGAATGGCTGGATGAGGTAGGTCTGAAACCAGGTCAAGAGTTCAAGACTCCCTTGCTGGAGTTGGAAGGGTTGAAGAGCACCAAGCGTATGAACGTTGTGAAACGTTTCTACTTGGTCTTCTTGAGTCTAACGCGTGACTTGGTTCCTGAGAAAGATATTGTTAAAGAGGAACAAGATAATGACGGAGTTAAAGGAACCGGAGAAACCGCCGACTCGACGGATTCCAAAGTGGCTTCAGGAACGTCGGGAAAAACGGGCTCTGGAAAAGGGCAGGACAATCAAGACGGGAAGTCTGCTGGCCAGGGCAAGCCCACTAACACTGGTAATGATTCTGGTAATATCCTTGACATTTTCGCTAATGATGCGAAGAACGCTGGAGGACTTCCTGAAGCCGAAGGAAGTGCGGGAGCGGGAAGTCCTGATGAAAGTGTTGCGGAATGGACATCAGAAGTAAATGATGACCTGCTGGAAGTTGAGAAAGGTGGCGGGGAGATTAACACCAGCAAAGGTGCCTTCTCGTCTCCTGAGAGTGGCGTAAAGCTGGCGTTGGAAGAGCGGGCTCGTGACGGTGTTCTCACGGTTGCCGAGCAAGAGTTCTTCATGCGTAAAGGCACCCGCTACCAGCACATTGAAATGCCTAACGGTCAAGTCTTCGGGGAGTTCATTCAGATCTCTCAAGAGGAGTTGAACACTGTCAAGGATGAAGCCAAGATCGAGGCTAACTTCGCTACTGTTCTCGATGAGAGCATGCTGAGCAGTCGGGCTACTTCGTTGAAGAACGGTTATGCCGGTAAGTTCTTGCAGAAAGACATTGCCAGCATGGCTTTGGGGTTCCAGAACGCTGGTTATGCAATGAACGACTACCGGGTTGAAAACCACAGCAGTGTGGAAGGTAGTTACAACGTTCACAGCATTCAGTACCACCACGTTAATGGCGATCAAGTTACCATCCACCCACGATTCCCTGTGGTGAACGACGACGGTAGCTTTATCATTGACGGTGTTAAGCAACACTTCCAGCTGCAACGTAAAGAGAAGGTCTTCCGGAAGATCTCTGGATGGGAAGTAGCGCTGACTTCCTACTACGACCGTAAGCTCATGATTACCAGAAGTCGTAAAGTTGTCGACGATCTGGAGAAGTTCATGGTTAAACAGATCGCCCTGCAAAGCAAGGTTAAGAAGTACACCTTCAGCAAAGGCGGTAAGTTCGACCGAAGTTATAAAGCGCCCCGTATCTACTCCATGTTGGCTAAGCAGTACAAGTCCATCACGGTTGGGGATACAGTCCTTGATTTCAACCTGGCGGCGTTGCTGGAGAAACACCCTGACTTTAAGAAGTATACCAAACAGGATCGTTTCCTGATTGGGGTTAAGGGTAGTGATCCATTGACCATCGACGATTACGGTAACCTCTACCAAGGGGACACCAACACCGGTACTGTAGAGGCTCTGTTGGGTGTTGACCTGACTAAGGCTCCGCTGGAACACGCGCTCATCAACATCAGTGGGTATCAATTCCCGTTGGGTGTTGTGCTGTGTTACTACTTCGGTATTGATGAACTGTTGAAGGTTATTAAAGCCACGACTCGTACTGTTCCAATCAGCCAGCGTCTCAAGCTGGAGCCCGATGAGTTCTCGATTAAGTTTAATGACCAGTATCTGGTGATGAGCCGTCGTGAGAAGTTGACCACCATGATTTTCGGTGGGATGCCTAAGCTGACCAACATCAGCAACTTCAGTAAATCGGACTTGAACAACAACTCCATCTGGACTGCATTGATGGGGGACCCTCGAGTACGTCCTGCTCAGTTCCAAGAGATGAAGAACCTTTATACCCTGTTCCTTGACCCGATCTCTCGGGAAGAGTTGCGGAAGATGAAGTTGCCTGACTCTTTTCACTACCTGCTGATTGAGGCTGCTAAAGCCCTGGAGACGGATTACAGTCGCCATGAGGTAGAGATCGAAGAACAACGTCTTGTAGGCTATGAACGCTTTGCAGGGCTGTTCTATCGGGAAATGTGTAAGGCTAACCGCCAGTACCAGAACAAAGGCATCTCACGCCGTCACAAACTGGACTTCAACCCTGACGCTGTCATCATTGCTATTGGTGAAGACAACTCGGGTCAACAGGTAGAAGAGGTTGGACCTGTTCACCAGGTGAAGGATCAGGAAGAGGTTACCTTTGGCGGGACCGGTGGTCGTAACGAGATCACTGTGGTTAAGCGGGCTCGTACTCAGCTGCTCAGCTATCAGGGGATTATCTCTGAGGCGAACAAGGACAGTGGCAAGGTTGGTTTCGTAACTTATACCAGTTCTGATCCAGCGATCCTAGATTACCGTGGGAACATCGACCTTAATAAGGAACGGACACCTTGTGGGGATGGTTCGGTTACAATGAACCTGATGTACGGCGGGCGTCATGACGATGCGAAACGTGCGGTGTTTACTTCAACGCAATGGAGTCAAGCGATCAGTGCTAGCAACTATGGCATTGTGTCGCTGCGTACCGGTTATGAAAACGTTCTCCCTCACCGGACTTCTGAACTGTACAGTAAGGTTGCGAAAGCTAACGGTACAGTAACAGAAGTTAAAGACGATGAGCTGGTAATTACCTACGACGATAAGTCTGTGGATCGTTACCCGCTGGGCTTGTACATCGGCGAAGCCAGTGGTGAGTACCATCGACACACCCGCGTTACCGATATGAAAGTCGGCGACAAGTTCAAGAAGGGTGATGTGGTTGGCTGGAACGATAACTGGTTTATGCGGGATATCTTCTGTCCCGGTCAGGTGGGTCTGAAAGGTGGCTTCCAGGTTCGTGTTGGTTTGTTTGAAGACCAAGACACCTATGAAGACTCCATCGCAATCAGCAGTCGTATTGCGAATGAAACCCTGATCCCGTATATCAAACCTACTCCCTTCACCATGAAGATTACGGATAACCTGATTCTGAAGGCTAAAGTAGGGGACGATATCGAGCAAGACTCGATTTTATGCGATATTGAAGAACCGCATTTGGTAGAGGGTAATCACGACGCCTCGTTTGTTGCTGAAGTTAACAAGCTGGGCATCAAGCAAGTTAAATCGACCCACCACGGGAAGATTGTAGACATCCGGGTCCAGTACAACGGTGCTCTGGAAAACATGTCAGAGTCGGTACGTCAGTTCGTTACTAAAGCGAACAAGTTGACTAAGCGTAAGAACCAGATTGTCGGCAGCGCTGTTGAAACAAACGCCGTGTCGGGTATCTTTAACGTGAACCGTCCTAGCATCCAGCCCGATACCCTCTTGGTGATTTTCTTTGTAGAGTCCCTTGACGGTCGTACTCGTGCTGACAAGTTCGTATTCGGTAACCAGCTGAAAGCCACGGCAGGTCGTATCATGACCAAGAAGATGTATACCGAGGATAAGCAGGAGATTGATGCCAAGACGAGCTTTAAAGCACCGTTTAACCGGATGGTGATTTCCTTCCGTAACCGGCTCATTGTTAACGAATGGTCTTTCCAATTCACTAAGCAAGCGATTGCTGTCTATCGGGGTAAATAAGTTATGGACTTCCGTACTCAGAACGGTTTCAAGGACACCCAGGTGATCCTCAAGGAACTGAGTCTGTACGGCGGTGATATCGACGGCATCTGGGGGTCTAAGTCGGCCTCCGGTGTTGTTGCACTCATGCGCTCGTACGCTGAATTTATTGGTCGTGGTGTTTTTACTGCGGCCAGCATGCCTGTTAAAGCTACGGCTGACGGGAAGAACATCATCACCCAGCTCCAAGACTACATGAAGGACTTGGGTGTTTACTTGACCTCCGTGGACGGTGTTTGGGGTAAGGGTTCGTTGACCGGTCTTGAACTGCTTGCGGCCAACTACCGCCGAGCCAACAAACTCCCTGCCTACGACATGGCCTGGAGTAAGAAGGTTTCCAAAGAGTTCCGCGACAAGATCTATGCCTGGTGCTCTCGTCAAGGTTACGATCCAATCGTCGCCAGCTGGCTGATGGCCTGCATGCACTTCGAGTCGGGCGGTACCTTCAGCCCGAGCAAACAGAACAATGGCGGGTCGAACTTCTTCGGTCTGATCCAGTTCGGCGATGATGCGGCTAAAGACCTCGGCACTACCCTGGGTAAACTGGTTGCCATGACCCAATTGGAACAACTGGACTACGTGTTCAAGTATTTCGAGATGTGGGGTAAGCGCGGTAAGAAGTACACCCAGTTGGAGGACTTCTACCTGGCGATCTTCTACCCAGCGGCTGTGGGCAAGAAAGCCGATGCCATCCTGTTCCGTGAGCGCACCGAGGAGAACAAACAACTCATCAGTGACTTCGAAGCCAAGGCGTTCATTCAGAACAAAGGTTTCGACCGCAACAAAGATCGCGTTATCACTGTTGGCGAGATCTGTACCACTATTTACAACACCTATTACACAGGCATGGATCCAGTCAACCGCCTGCCACTTCTTTAAGGACGTCGCGTCATGACCCCTACTCAGATCAACAACGTCATCACGATTGCTAACGCGGTGAGTTTCATCCGTAAAACCATTGATAAGGTCGGCCTGGAGTACATCGCTCCGCTGGATCCTGCTGTACAAGCAGAGCAGATCAGCAAAGCGGTAAACCACAAGGTTCAATCTTCCCTGATTAAGGATCCTCAATAATGCTCAGTAAAGAAGATCTGATTCTCGCCCAGCTGATCGCCAGCGGGTTGCCAGAGAATTACGAGGTGAAAGCCTCCGGCATCATTGCAGGGTTGAACGAAGTTAGCTATGCGGTCAGTCCGTACGCTCCGTCCGCGTTGATCGACCAAGCGATGGAAGTTACCCAGAACCTGACGCCTCACAACGACGTGATGGAACTGGCTACCACCGAAATGGCGAAAGTCGTTCGTGGTGCTTTCGACATGGTCAAGACCTACGGCGTTCCGATGGCTCTCGCTATCGCTGACGGTGTGAGTTGTCTGTACTCGGTCGATTCAGTGATTCGTACCATCAGCTGCGAACTGGATGTCAAGTACATCAACGTTGATGACCCGATGTTCAACCTGGGCATCTATCCCGTTCAAGTCGCCAACAAGTCCCTGACTTTCGAGTCGGTGAGTTTCAGCATGCTGGAACGTTTGAAGTTCGGTTACGTATCGGACTCCGATCTGATCGAATGGATCGGCAGCAAACACCCAGAGATCGTTGCGGTGCTGGATGACAAGTCCACTGGCGTCTACGAAGCACTGTATGCGATGACCTCGCTGGATGGTTTGCACAACGTCTTCAAGGTGATGGACAACGGCCAGGTGAACTTCACCGAAGTCAAGAGCATCGATATCCCGTTGCTGATGAAGATGTTTGTCATCGCTTCGAAGATGTTCATGACCGACAAGCCAGCTCCTTGGCTGGAAGAAGGTTCGCTGGAAGACTACCGTGAATTCACCGGCCTGATCTGGAACGGCATTTCCCGTTACCTGATCAACCTGAAAGAGTTCACCAACCTGTACCGTGCTCGTGAGATCGTGATCACTGACCTCGCACCTGTGCGTTATAAAGAGATCACCCCTCACGAAGCCCTGGGTGTTAAGGTGAACGTGGTTGAAGGCAAGGTCTTGGTCTTCTACACCGGCGCTATCATGCGTTCTATCACTGAGAGCGGTACTGCGATCAGCGACGTTGTCGTGGCTTATCTGTACTCCCGTGTTAAAGGTCAAAGCTTCAGTTTGAAAGAACTGGCCAATAACAAGCTGCGGGTTAACGAGCTGATGACCCAGTACGTTGGTGAAGTATCGGGTGTCATCCATGGCCGTGCACGGGATGTGTTCTGTGAGAGCGCTGCCATTGCTGTCGCCAAGTTCATCGACGGCAACCAGGCCGCCAAGGAAGCGCTGTACACGTCGATCGGCGACCGGGGTAGCATGACTGCCACTGTCATCCGCGAACGTCTGGGCGAGGCTATCAGCAAGCTCTACAACATCTACAGCAGCCGTGTCGGTAACTACGACGGCGAGATTGCATCGGTTGAAGATGCCGGTTCGACTTCGCTGATCGGCGAGCGCAAGAAAGAGTGTATCAACATCATTCTTTCCACTGACATCGTTCCTGTCTTCCTGAACCTCTTGGGTTGCAACATGGCTGCCGCGATCATCGCCGCTACCTACGTGACTCAGGATAAAGTGTTCAGTGCGGTGGATGAGCGTAAGCAGCTCCATTGCGCGTTGATCCAGGTCATGGCAGGTATCTCCCTGGAGTAAGGTATGGACGTTGGCTCCCTTGAACGGAACAGAGCCAAGATCAAGAAGGCCTACACGGTTCAAGACGACCTTTCGGTTATTGCGAACCGTACCCTCGAAGTCCACATTCCTAAA